ACCCATATTTGTATTATTTAGTGTATTCTATAATGTCCCCTGGTTGCATATCTAGTAATTCACATACCGTTGTCAATACGTTAATCCCTATCATGTCTCCTTTTCTCATTTTCTGTATTGCATCTTGACCGATTAGCTTTTCTTTTCTTAATGTGGTTTGCGTGTACCCTTCTTTTTTTAGCATGTCTAGCACATCAATTTTATATGTCATTTTTCCCATTTTAATCACCCAAATAACTTTCTATTCTTTCTGATCTGTTTTTTAATTGGTAGCAGATTTGAATTTTATATTGTTTTTTCTATTTCATTAGTTTCAACTTTTGATTGGTATTCTTTCTGCTCGTTCAGTAACTTGCCTATATTTACATTCTTTCCACGTTTTATTTTTGCTTGATATTCTTTGATCTGCCTATTTTTCTTTCGACAATATTCAGAGCACAAATTAGTTGGTGTGGAACTAGAGAATACACGTCCGCAATATACACAGATTTTCTTTTTCTCTTTTCGGCGTTGCGCTTTTTTAATGTCTTGCCCAGATATCTTGTTATATCCTTCTTTGTGTTTCCGTTGCCACTCTAGTACCGCCTCTCTTTGACACTCATCCGAGCAATATTTTTGCCTTCCGGAATTAACAATATATTCAGATCCGCACCATTCGCATTTATCCACGCTTCCAATTGGCCGAGCAGCTCCGCCTCTTTTCCTTGCTCTTGCGTTTGCTTCTTTTTGCCGAATTTTGCGACATTCTGGGCAATAGGTCGCACGCGGACCACCAAGAAATTCAACTCCGCACAATTTACACGTCCTTGTACGCATAACATTACTTTTTATAGCTTTTGCACAATCATTGCAATAAAATTTATCAGGACCTCCATAAAAGGACTTGCCACATTTAATACAAGCCTTTTCTGTTCTATTCATTTTTCTTTCCGTCCTCCTTTTTTTGTATTCCATTTTTGATTTGATATTCTTCTATCCATTCCTTCCATGTTTCCGGGATTATATCTATATTGTCTTTTAGTATTTGATACGCCCATGAATTCCCCTCATATATCATAAATTGCAGCGTATGTATAATTTTTTGAGACGCTATATAACCAGGCACAGTCGTAGGCATTGAATCCATTTTTCGTGGATTACCAATAAATAATTTTGTTTGATCAGACGGATTTCTTATTCCTTTTGGGTATTTATCTGGGATATGATCATTTTCTCCTGTTATTCCACATATACCATTTTTATCAAGCGTAGATGTATAGTATTCTGTCCATTTTTTGCTTATCGTGTCTCGATGGCTTAATGTTGCAAATACAACCATCACCTTTTCTTCTTGTATGTTTTCTATTTGCCTTGTCAAATTTTTAATATCGAGCCGGATTGTTTTCCTTTCCAAGTATCTATATACGCTCTTTGCAAGATTATCATCTACGCTTCCTGTATAACTTTGTAATTGTTTCATATATGCTTCGTGTCGTTTTTCATAATTTGGATAATCTCCGCAAATATAACTCATATTATCATGTATTGGATGTGGCGATATTCCATTGGTTCTGCTTTCTGAGTCTATGGTGCATGGAATTGAACATCTTTCGTTTTTGATTATAGTCGCACCTACAAAATTACCATTGTCATCTAACAATATTCCTATATCTGGTCTTATTCTTATATGAGATACAGGAATTATATTTTCAATACCTAGCATTTCATGTTGCTTCAGAACTTCTTTCCATATATTTCCATTCATTATTTTTCTCCTCTATATTCTTGCAATCACTTCTGCGTCATTAATAATAATCTCGTCATCGTCATTTCCGTATTCCATTGAGTTTCCACCGATCAAATAATATTTGTTTCCATATGACATTACTCTTTCAAGCATTTCTTCGATATTGCTCTCAGACACTTCAAGCGCACATGTGCCATCAAGTTCTCCACCGTCGTAGAATCCAGCATAAGTTCCTTCTGAAATGTATGGATATAACAACTCTGTACATTCAAAGTCTACGTACTGAGGATCCTGGAAGAGCTGATGCGAGTTATCCATCACTTCACCAATCTGATAATCTCTGCTATCCGCTCTGATTCCAATGTAATCATATTCTGCTTCACTGATTAAATTTCTGATCTCCTCTACTGTCATGGTCGTTCTCCTTTTCATGTGCTCTTCTTTGTTACAACTATATAATACACCATTTTCGGTGTATTGTCAACACTGTTTTCAGTGTTTTTGATAAAATAAAAGCGAATGATTTCCACCATCCGCTTTTTGTACTGTATGCCACTAAATTATCGGTCTTCCAAGTAATGTCATTAATCTGTTGTACTCTTCAATCACCTTTCGTCTGTATCCCTGGAAATCCTTTCTCTGCATCGGAATGTATTCCCTTTTGCAGATATTATCGTATCCAAGTCCTGTTGTCAGATTAATGAAGAGGAAATTTGCTATCTCCGGCTTTACATTCTGACAGCTTTGGAGAAGAAGCACTTGCTCATATCCAGTAGCTTTCCGGCAGTAGTCAATTATCTTCTTCCCTTGCTCATGAGTGATTCCGTAATCACTCAGATAAGTTTCTCTTACGCTCAATGATATCCACCTTCCACGCACGCTTTTATATTTATCCTAATTCTCATCAGTCATTCATTCGGATCTTCTTGCAAATAATCACCTTGTGTCCTTATCAGCTTCCTTGCCTGATATGCCGGACGGTTAAACTCTTCGCTTGCTTTCTTGTCTACCGGTCTTTCTGCCATTCCACCATAATGCTTTTGCAGATTTGCTTTAATCTCCGCCTGACTTCTTCTTGTTTCTGTACTTCTTTTCACTGTTCATCACTCCAATCCAATCTCTGACCGCATTTATCACAATATGATTTCTTGTTTCCGATTATGAATCCATCATCCCACTGATGCAGTAGCACTTCTTGGCATGTAGGACACAAATATCCTGTTATTTCTTCGCCTTCATATTCTTTTTTAATCACTTTTTTCGGAATCTGCTTCTTCATAGCAGCTACTGCCATTTTCTTTGCTTCGATGTTCTCTTCACTATTGGATGTATCCAATCCTTCAATGATTCTGATCGCATCTTCCATCTATACATCACCCTCCGCTCTATGTAATGATCTGTCAGCACTAAAACCTTCCGGATACCTTGCTTTCAGCTTGTCAATGTTTGTCCGCATCACATCTTCCATATCAAGTCCAAGTGCTTCACACGCTTCTGCAATCATCCACAGACAATCACCAAGTTCTTTCTTCATGTGGTCTCTGTCAAATTCATGTCCTTGATAGATTTTTTGTAATAGTCCTGCTACTTCTCCGGCTTCAGATGCAAGTCCGAATACCGCATGATTTAACATTCCTATGGGGTCCTCGTAAGGGATGCTACACGTTCTCATTGCTAATTTCTGATATTCATTTGCTTTCATTATTCTCTTCCTTCCCATTCTTCACAACTATCACTGTATTCTGTCCATTCTACACAATATTCACTTCGGTCATTAACACACAACCAACCATCGTTTATATCCTCATGATGGTGGTATTTGCACGTTCCACAACATTTTTCATCTAACATTCTTATCCTCCTATACCCAAGCCCAAAGAAACGCAAGCGCAATCACAATTGCATGAAAGCATTTCCATAATACCCACGCAAGTTCACTTTTTTCGTTCCGTCGATTATTAATCAGCCACATCCATATTGCACTATAACCGATTATCCCAACCACAATGCTTGCGATTCTCAAGCCTAGCTTAATCTGTTCCATGCATATTCTCCTCTTCTAGCAGTTCAGGATTGTCAAATATGTTGCCGACAACACGAACATTTCTCAAATATGCCCAGTATGCTAAATCGTGTCTGAGAAGTTCTGAACCTTTCGTATTCCACTTAATTATAAATGCACCTTCTTCATACTTAATCACTCCGTAATAGTGTCCGCATTGCACAATATCGTTTTCCCAAAATTCCTCGCCTAATTCATTTGTTAATTCTGTATACTGGCAAATCGTATTTTCATCAATCAGAAATTCACCCTCAAGGCTTTTATCATAGATATAATTCTCGTCACTAAGATAGCCATGCACCCATATTCCGTTGAGATGCTCATTACCTGGAATTGCATGAATATGTTTCGCTCTGAAAAGTATTTCTCTATTCATAACTGTCAACCACCTCCAACTTTTTCAGATCCTCGATAAGCCACGGTTCTTCGTCTGACCATTTAATCATTGGGAAGTCAATATTGAAGTGTGGATTTAAGCGAAAATAACTACCGTCACCCCAATACCAATAAGCTCCTTTCTTAAAAGTCTCTGATTCGTATGCACATAAAATGTCATTTTTATCCCTTGCAATATATTTATATTCTTCTTTGATATAATCTAAAAATGTTCTATCACTCTTAGAAATCACCGGATGCTCAACATACTCTGATTCAGCCCATTTTCTTCTTGTCCTATCGCAATCACTATCGCGATAATGACTATCATCAAATAAACAATTACTGCACGAAGAATAGCAACATGGTTTAACCTTGCCTGAATTCTTGTCAACAGCAATACAATTACCGTCGCAAGCAATTTCCACAATCTCTTTTAAACGCTTCTCTTTATTCTTCATAGTATCATCTCCACTCTCCCAAATGTTCAAAAC